GCCTGCGTGCATATGTCCGGCCACTCCGCCGGGCCTGGAAGCCCGGCATGGGAGCGCGTAGCTCAGCCGGTAGAGCAACTGACTTTTAATCAGTAGGTCCAGGGTTCGAATCCCTGCGCGCTCACCATGAAAATCAAGCACTTAGACGAAAAATATATTGGTTTTTCTCGCGATGAGTCGCCACGGAGTAGCCACCATTAGCGGCTCGCGCGCCTCCCCCCGTTCTCAGTTTGGACTTGGCGAGCGAAGATTTTTTTGAGAGATATCGCTCAAACTTGGCGCGGGGAGACTAGCAATTGAGCGTTGACGAGAAGGCGGTTGGTGGAGCTCCAACAGCATCGGATATCTTGGAGGCATTGGCTCATTCCGGATATTTAATGGAGCAACGCGTCGCATCGACGTTAGAGTGCTCAGGCTTCAACGTCCGGACGAACCGTGCTTACGAAGACATCGATGAAGGGAAAAGTCGGGAAATTGATGTCAGCGCGATGCGATCCTATCATGTTGATACCGAAAACAAGATCACGCTGACCGTTGAGCTTGTAATCGAATGCAAGAACTTCAAGCAGCCAGTTGTTTTCATCACAAGAAAGAAGAACGAGTTCGATCGCAAAGAAGCGCGGAAAGAGCACGTTTTTCCTTTTGCCCATTACTACCTTCCTGTACCCGGCCAAGGCAACACAGTCTATCCAAAAGACCCGTTCTTCTTTTTCGGACTGGACCAGAACGACCCCCTTTTCGCATCGGACCAAAAGGCAGTTCAGTTCTGTCGCATAGATGGCCATCGAAAGAAGTGGGAAGCAAATCACAGCGGAATGCATGAATCGATTTTGCTGCCTGTAATCAAGGCGACAGCCTCACGGCGAAACGAGATAGCGAACTACAAGGCGAAGGACTGGACTCATGTTTGGCTGGGGTACTCCGTAGTCGTTCTGTCTCACGATCTATTCAGTGTGGATTCTCACAATCCCGACAAGGTAGCGGCCGAAAAATGGGTGACGCTCGTGCGCGAGACAAAGTCAACGACGCTAACGGGCAAGTTCGCAATCAATTTCGTGTCAGAGAAAGACATTGCAGAGTTTGTAGAAAGGAACATCTATCCCGTCGCTGAACATATGAAGACCGTCATCATCCAGGATCCAGAAAAGGTTAAAAGTCAGCACGTTGTAGAAAGATAAGCCCCAGCCGGCGCGCTGCTGGTGTAGGCGCAGGTGGTGACCGCGCCGGCCATAGGTGACTGTGAAATGTTGGATGGGCTAAAACTCCTTGCGGATCCAACTGCAATAGGTAAGCCAGTCAACGACCCCCCTGCCCACGTTACACTGACGGCAGACCAGACAGGTGTTATCGAAGGTGTCTTTTCCGCCATCGGCTCGGCGTCGTAGATGTTCGATCGTAGCTGCATCGTGGCGGGTGCGATCAGGAGGCCAGTAGCTCAGCCGTATGAACTTGCGGCAGTACGCGCAGAGTCCATCTTGCTTGTAGAATAGCATCGCGGCCAGGAGCCGCTTTTGCGGCGTTGAAAAACGCGGCATGGAACGCACCCCGCAATCAAGCGCCACGGCAACACACTACGTAGGCTGCAGCCGCTCCGTGGTCTTTTGGATTTCATGGATCTGGAAGGCAAGTTCATCAATGCCCGAGTTTTCCCGCAGCTTGAACTCGTGCAGATCTTCCATGGCCTTCAGGTTGCTGAATACCTCTCCGATCAAGGTGACGGCTACCTTTGCCTTCATCTGAAGATCGTAGGTGTCCTGCGACCAGGGGTGGTGCGGGCGGCTGCCGTCAGCGCCCTGCACCTGCTTTCTGCCGGTCTCAGCGGACTGGCATCTTAATCTCTTGCCTTCCTCAGGCTCAAAGGCGATCGTTGGCACGGGTCTTAATCTTGCGATCTTCGCGGTCATGTTGGTCTCCTCGTGTATCTGTGGTTTACGAAAATAACCCTAGGGTATATCAAAATGGCCGTCAAGGCGAAAATAACCGTTGGGTCTATTTTAGTTGCCGCAAGGGGAACGATTTGATATTTCAGAGACATGATCACGCCCGCTCAAATCAAGGCCGCAAGGGCCATGCTCGACTGGAAACAAACAGACCTGGCCAAGGCGGCTGGCCTTTCGGAGATGAGCGTCAAAAATGTCGAGAAGGGCAAGAAGGATTCGAGGATGAGCACCATCCAGTCTATTCGCTCCGCCCTTGAATGCGCGGGCATCATCTTTATTGACCAGAACGGCAACGGCCCAGGCGTCCGCCTGAGGGATCGGCAGGCTTAGTGAGCGAAGCAGCAGCTTCTATTGGGGACAGTGGACAAAAACGAAAAAGAAAAATGCCGGCACTTACGCCTTTGAAAACTAAAAGACTTTGGCATCGGTCAGCTCCCGCGACCTAAACCTCCCCTTGACCTACATCGCCGAGCCACGCAGCATAATTGAATCGAGTTCGCACCAATTCTCTTTTGGTGAAAGGACTCCGATGAAACCCCCAGAGAAACTTATCTTCAAGTTCGGTAAGCGTTTCGAGGCTACTGCGTACGGCAAGCTCTCCGTCGTTCTTGCCTTCACTCTCAGCTTGACCGTGGTCGCCGCGTGGAGCGCACTTTCGGCAGCCCTGCTCTTCCATGCGATTGGCTGCTTGATGAAATTCACCCCTGCGCCTTACCTGTGCGTGCTATAAAACCGAATGACCGAATCCGAACAGCAATACGAGTTCTCAGATTTCTCCGGCGAGTTCGTCGACGATGAAATATCTTTGTCTCTGCGCATCTACCGCGTTGCGGGCACCAACCACGACTGGACGCTTGAGGTGGTCGACGAGGATGGGAACACGACGGTTTGGAATGACACCTTTGATACTGATCAAGAAGCGTACGAAGAATTTTTAGCCATCGTACAGCGGGACGGAATTCGCACTTTTCTAGAAGGCCCTGTGCAAACGTTGCACTGACGCTTGACCGCAAAATCTCGTGCAAATAGCCTCCACCTCGCGGCCTCACCAACCGCTAAGGCGACCCGGCCTCTCACCACAAAAAGGGCGAACCTGCTACCGGAGTCTTTTTCGGTGGCAACCTTGAAACGTGAGTGAGAGAGGTGCTTATGCCCCCAACGATTCCCCTCGACACCGTTTACACAACTGACGAAGCAGCCGAACGTTTGCGCGTATCCCGGCGGACGATGATCAAGCTCGGCCGCGATCTGGGGGCGTGCTCCATGATCGGCCGGGAGTACTTTTTCAGCGAGCGCGACCTGCTTGATATCTGGCAGGCTCAGCGGGCAATGCCGACGAGCTCACGAGGACGCGCCATTAGCGTGAAGGGGTTTCTGTCTGATGTGCGGCTCCAACATTCGCTACAGCGGCTCACGCAGAAAAAGAGGAGGCGCCGCCAATGAAGATCGATCTTCTTTCCCAACTTCCGCTCTTCGCCACCGACAAAGAACTGGCCGTGGCGATTGTCGGCAAGGAACGCGCATCCATGTGGGTGAAAACGGTCATCCCCCAACTCGAAAGGAAGGGCTTTCCACGGATTGACCCGCTTCACGACGGCAGACCAGTGCCGCTCGTTCGAAAGTTCTACGAAGGATATTTCGGTATCACCGCCGGCTACGCCGCGGTAGCGCCCGACGGAAAAGAGAACTTGGGTATGTGGAAGTCTCAACGCCGCGCCAGGAGGGCTGGCGGTGAGTGACTCCGCTCGCCTCATCGGCCGCAAAGAGGCGGCCGCCTATTGCGGAATCTCGCCCACGTGCTTCTCGATGTGGGTGGCGAGCCACAAGATGCCGCCGGCAATCCCCGGCACGCGGAAGTGGGACAGGCGCGCGATCGACGCGAAGCTGGACGAGATCAGCGGACTCGAGTCGGCCTCCCAAGCCAAAGACGACCCTTACGATGACTGGTTTCGTGAGTACCGCAAGAAGCGGGAATCTCGCGAGGCATTCGCTCCCCAGGTCAGCCTTCGAGAAGCTCCTCGGCGCGTTCTCATATTCATGGTTGCTCACCCGGACTGTGACACGATTGACCAGATCCGCGGCGCGGGCCAGCGGACGATCGACAAGCTGATCAAGGTGGGGGTTGTCCGGTGCGCTGGCACGAACGCCGCGGGCCAGTCTCGATACAAGGCGACGAAGCTCGGCGAGGAAGAGGCAGCTAGACTCGAACAGTGGCTGGCGCCACGCTAAAAGATGGGCGCCCATGGCCTTGACCACTATCCAAAGTTGATAAACATTCTTACCGGCAACAATTTAGGGGCGACTCATCTCATGCATCGAAAGATTCTAGCCGTGGCAAGCATCGCCGCGATCGTGTCCTCGTGCGCAACGACCGAAAGCACGTCGCGCATGCTCACGTACAAGTCCCCTGTGCACAACGTGAAGATGCCGGACGATACGTATCGCGTGTACGACCACAAGACGGATAACACGCTGATGGTTGCTCCGAGCCTCGGCACCACGATGGCCATTGGCGCGGCCCAAGGCGCAACGCTCGGCCTTGCCGACACCATGACGCCGGAGCAGAGGCTAGAGGCAGCCGCGCAGCAGCACCTGGCGAATACCGGCCGTGGCGCGTGCAAGATCACCAAGGGGTATTTGCTTCACAAGCCGCTTTACGAGTTCGTGTTTGAGTGCCCGCCAATGGAGCCGAGAGTGTAGAGCTAGTACGTTTAGGGAACAAACCGGCCGATATTCACTTGACTTCTGATTGCGGTGTGCGACCTTTGCACCCCGTGGACGCAGAAAACGCGGTGGCATTTTGGGGGAATTGGAATGGGGCGAAACCTTCACATCTCTTATGATCTCAACAACCCTGGTCAGAACTACGAAAAGGTGATCGCGACGATTAAGACCCTCGGCAGCTGGGCTAAAATACACAAGTCCTACTGGTACGTGGACTCATCCCTGACAGCGGCTCAGGCGCGCGATCGAGTGTGGGCCGTGATGGACACAACAGACTCGCTCTACGTCGTCGACGCAACCAACAATGAGGCGGCGTGGCAGAACATTTCTCAGGAAGCAGCCAATTTTATAAGAGATAAATGGCACAAATGACCTTGCCGACAGCCCGCCAGCGAGCATTTTCATAATTGTCGGACGTATTAGGAAACGGGTGGGAGAAAATGGAGAACCCCGAGGCCAAAGCGATAGAAGAGGTCGGCAAGGCGGTTCAGTCTGTTGCAAAGACAGCTTCTGACTACAAGGACCTCGTAGGCGATGCAGGTGGCTTTCTCGGAAAGATTTTTGGCCCGGCGGCGACGGAGGCGGGCATGTGGGTTCGCGACTACCTGCATGGCCGTCGCATCGAACTCGCCATCCGGCAGAGGGATCGCGTAGAGCAACTGTTGGATGAACGCGGCATTACGTCGATCCGGCCCCTGCCGCTCGCGGAAGGGATACCGTTGATCGATGCGGCCACTTTGGAAGAAGACCCCGGCTTGGCTGAGATGTTCTCGAATTTGATCGCTAGCTTCATTGATGGAAGCAGCGATGATTTCCTTCCTCGGACCTTCATCCGAACCTTGAGGGAAATGTCGCCATTTGAGGCGATCCTTTTGAAAAAAATTGCCAACGCACCAGATTCGGCCACCAACGAAGCTGGTTTTATGTACACGGAGCTGCTTCCGGAAGATTATCTCGATGCCCCAAAGGCATCCGACGAGAACGTCCAGAAGCCGACGCAACGCGTGGAGCTTGCCCTTGCGTCACTTGAAAATCTTGGCTGCGTTGAAGTCGGCAGGGCGATGAATGGAAATGCATTGTTCGGCTATGCGCTGCTGACCGTGTATGGCAAGGCCCTGATGGCGGCTTGCGCGCCCATGCGCTCAACGTAACTCGAACCCCCCCGCTTCATCCTCCCGCTCCCGGATGCCCTTGAAAGACGCATGCCGCAGCTTCCCGTCATCCGTCCACGCGCGATACTCGACCTCGGCGACAAGCACAGGCTCGACAAAGACGGCGCCTTTCCTCCTCAGGGACACGGCCGGCGTCTTCGTTGCCATCCCTTCGAGCAGATTACGCAGCTCGCGCGAAAGCTGGTTTGACCAGCCGGTCCCGCAGCCGCCGACGTAAACGAGCTCGCCGTCTTTGCGCGCCGCCAGCAGCAGCCGGCCGAGATGACCAGGCACGGTCGACGGCTCGTAGCCGACAACCACGAAGCTGTCGCGCCGCTTGCAGGTGATCTTCTGCCACCATTCGCCGCGGCCGCTGCGGTACGGCTTCTCGACGTGTTTGGCGATGATGCCTTCAAGGCCGTGCGCGCAGGCGACGCGAAAGAACTCGTCCCCGTCCGCCTGCACCTCCTCCGAAAGGCGAGCCGCCCCTTCCCGGCCGGCGACAAGCGGCTCCAACAGCCGCCGGCGCTCGCGCAGCGGCAGCCGGCGCAGATCGCGACCGTCGAGATAGAGGAGATCGAAGGCGTAGAAGACGATGGCGCCGATTTCGACCGCCGACGGCAAGCGCCCGAGCGCCCGCTGTAGCATGCCGAAATCGGAGCGGCCCTGATCGTCCAGAACGACAGCCTCCCCGTCCAGGATGGCCGTCTTCACGGCTAGGCGGCGGGTGTCGGCGACGATCGATGGAAACCTGTCGGTCCAGTCGTACCCGCCGCGCGTCAGTATCCGCACCCGTCCGGGCTCGATGTGGACGGCAATCCGATAGCCGTCCCACTTCACCTCAAAGGCCCAGTCCGGACCCTTCGGCGGCTTGTCGACGAGCGTTGCGAGGCAGGGATCAACCCGCGCTGGCATGGGATCAGTAGGAGGGAGATCGCGGGGCTTCTTTGAGGATGCTCTGGCCATGGACCATTAACGCACAGGCTTGCGAAAAGCCGAATTGACTCTTTCGGCTGAGAGAACATATTAGGAACATTCGGTGGCGATGCGGCGCGCCAATTCATCAACTCAGGGGCGAATCAGGAAGGCGCGCATCATGCGAACACTTGAAGATGAGATAGGAACCGCAATTGAAGTCGATCTCGCGGTCATGCCCCCTCACCAAAGGCGGGCCTATGCCGGCCTCGACCAGTATCGCCGTCCCGTCGAGGTGCGTGGCGTTCAGGAACTCGCCAAGGGAATTGCCGAATCCTTCGGGGCCTTTGCCATCTTCGATGTCGAGACGGTGTTGCGATCTCCGGCGATCGCGCCATTCGTCACGCAGACGCTCTACTCGGTACCTCTCGAATTAAGGCGGGCCGCTTGCGACCGTGATCGGCTGAAAGCAGAAGGCGCGCGAAAGGAGATGGCGCGGATAATCTCGACCGCCCTACTGGCGCGATACCATTTCGAGCCCTTGAAGCACGTCGGCGCCTCCTGCCATCCGAATTGGGAAGAGGCCTTCGAGCAGCAGTTCGGCGCCGGCCGAGGAGGAGGATCAAGCGGATGAGTGACGAACTGGGCGCCAAGCCCCACTACGAGGGCGGGCCGTATGTCCATTACTGCGAGCATCCTGGCTGCACGAAATGGGGCAGCTTTGGCTTCGCAGTCGGCCGCGGCGAGCCGAACTGGTTCTGCTCTGAGCATCAGCCCGAGTGGAAAATCGGCCCTACCACCCAGGCGCCGTTGACGGCGCGGATGGCGCGCGGAATACCCGAGCTATGACCGTAACAATCACAGAAGAACAACGTGAAGCCGCCGACAACCTGCGCGAGTCAATGCGGATCTTCAATCATGCGATTCGCGAAGCAGCGTACCGGGGTCTGCACGTTGAGGTGAAGCTGCTTCAGCTGCATCGTAAGCGAAGGGCCGACCCCGGTTCCGCAGGTCGACGTTCTCGCGAAACTGTGACAGCGAAAGCCTTGGAACAAAGTTGCATGAGATGCGTTATCGGTGGCGCCGCCCATTACTGCGGCACCAGGTCGCCAAACCTGTTAGCAGTGCCCGTGTCGTCCCCGCGCGCGGGCACTCGCATTTTTGCAACACCCGTCTCGGCCCACGCTTTCACTCGCTATGCGGGAAACGCGAAACTAATCGCTTGATTTTGCACGCACTCGCCTCTAGCGTGCGGCTCGATATTGGGGGCTGCACATCAATGGTTGATAAAATCCTGCACGGCACGAGTGGCAATGACGAATTGTGGGGCAACTCGTACCAATCACCGGATGTCTATGTCGAGCCATTCGAGGAATACTACGCCAAGGTCTATGGATACGGCGGAGATGACGTCATCTACAACGGCCGCTGGGTCGATGCCGGCGCCGGTAATGACACAATCTATGACGACATAATTGATTCAACCATCTTCGCAGGAGCAGGCAACGACGCCATCTATGACCGCGAAGGTACTGACATCGTTGACGCCGGCTCTGGAGACGATTTTTTCGTGTTTCAGGCGTTATATTACTACGAGGAGGATCGTGACGTCGTATCCATGGGAACCGGCAACGACATCGCCTTGGTTCCTCTGCTGTACAACGGAGCTTATCGAACGCTCGATGGAGGGGATGGCGTCGACACGCTTATGCTCACCAATCATAGCGACCGGGCAGGAACGGCGACGATGGACTTCAGGCCATTGTCTAAGGGATCAAGTATGGTCGTTGACAAGGTGACGTTGTCGTCCTTCGAGCAGGTGTATCTCGAAGGCACTTCAGTAATGAAAACGGTCTTTTTCGGGGAAGGAAATGATACTTTCATCGGCATGAATGGTTCGACAACGGTCTACGGCGGCGGTGGCAATGATTACCTCGACAGCACCAGTTCCGGAAGCACCTTATACGGTGGGGACGGCGACGACATCATAATTGCGGATGCAGGCGGCATGGAGGCTGGTCAACAGAACCGGGCGTACGGCGGCAACGGCAATGACATGATATATGCCTCTTACTTGACCGCAGAAAATAGGTCCCACGGCACGTTATCCGGGGGAGCTGGCTCTGACGGCTTCATCGAAACCTTTCTGACTGGCAGTACGAGAAATCACCAGGGTGAAGAGGACACCGTCGTTGACTTCAATCCCGCTGAGGATTGGATCGGTCTAAATATTCACGGCACTCGAACGAAGCCGGCTGATACACAGAGAGTGAAATTCGCAAAGAAGAACTACATTGAGACAGCAGAAAAAATATCCTTTGACGTAACAATGGAATTTGATGAGAGAGATTTCACAATCGAGTACCACAAGAAGACAGGCAAACTGGTATTCGTTGAACATGAACTCTACAGCGACTGGACGACTGTTGAGTTAATATTTTCCGGGGCCCCTAAAATTACATTTGATAATTTTTACTTGATGGCCCAGCAGAGAGGAACGCCAGCTGACGAACTGATTCAAGGGAACCACCAAGCGAATTTCCTTCGTGGCGCGGGTGGTGACGATAGGATCTATGGATATGAGGGCGACGACGAACTCTCAGGCGACGGCTACGAAGCGGTCGTAGAAGAAGGCGGTAACGATATTCTGGATGGGGGTTTGGGCGCTGATTATATGTATGGAGGCGTCGGGAATGACGTTTACTTTGTCGACAACCCTGGAGACGTTGTGGATGAGAAACTGCTCGACGGCGCGGGTAGAGACACGGTCAAATCAAGCATCTCCTGGAGTTTAGTACGGAGTTCGACGGCCATCGGCGCGATAGAAAACCTAACCTTGTTGGGTTCAACGAACATTAGCGCCACGGGCAATGGCCTAAATAACGTTCTGACCGGCAACGCGGGCCGGAATTCAATTGCCGGCAACGCTGGTAACGACACCCTCGATGGCGGGGCGGGTAATGACATCCTTATCGGCGGAATGGGTGGCGACAGGCTCATCGGTGGTCACGGTACGGACACGGCGTCATATGCGGGGGCAACTCTCGGTGTAGTCGCCAATCTCAGTAATCCTACAGCAAACACCAATGATGCCAGAGGCGACACGTATATCTCTATCGAGCATCTTGTCGGGTCGAGCCATGCCGATAAGCTCTACGGCAACAGCGGTGCCAATGCGATTACGGGTGGCAGCGGCAATGATCGGCTTTCGGCCCTTGCCGGAAACGACGTAATCTACGGTGGCACTGGTGCTGATCAACTTTATGGCGGCTCTGGAGCGGACAAGTTTCTGTTCAAGTCGTTTGCCGAGTCCACCTTGATCTCGTTCGACACCATTTTCGATTTCAGAGCCAGTGAGCAGGACAGGATCGATCTTTCCGCGATCGACGCCAATACGAAACTGGCTGGAAATCAGACGTTCATCTTTATTGGCGCTAGCGGCTACACCGGGAAGGGCGGCGAACTGCGGGTAACAAAGAAGGATTCGGACACGTACATTTATGCAGACGTCGACGGTGACAAGAAATCGGACCTGATGATCCATCTCGATGACGCGATTACGCTGACAAAGGACTTTTTCATCCTCTAGCCTTATGGCTTCAGCGCTTCGCTTATGACGACCTCGTCGTCCGCTTCTGCGCCTGGCTCTCCACGATCCGATCTACGCGCAACGTCATCTTGTCGACGGCATCCTTGACGCCGCCGATTGCCGCCATCAGTTGTTCGTGCGTCTCGCGCAGGCCCTGCTTAGAAACGTACGATTCTGCGACATGCAGCTTATGAAGGGCAAGGTCGGCAGCAGCCTTGTCGGCCTTGTCCTCCGCCACCTTGACCTTGCTTTCAATCCGCCACCAAACGCCCGATACCGCGCCAAATACCATAATGATGAACCCTACGAGCTCTGCCGTGATCGTCATCTCCGCCCCCCGATTGCTCGAGCGACCGAAGAAACGCCAACAACGCCAGCGCCGGCATAGAAGATATTTGCAAACACCACGTCGGCGTATTCCTTGAGTTGAGGCGGCAAAGCGGTCACGTCTGGCAGCGACCCGCCGGCAAGCGAATCCAGCATGCCCCAGCCGAACCACGTCGCGCACGGCACGGAGGCGATCAGCCAGGGGGTCCAGAACACCTTGTGCTGCATGCCTTCCTTGACAACGGCTGCGCTCTCGGCGCTGGCTGCCATCTTGGCTTCGATCGTTTTGATTTGGATGTCTGCAGCGATGCGCTGCGCGTCGTTGGCAGCGGCGAGGCGGGCAGCGTGTGCCCGCTCGAGCGCGCCTACGAGGTCGCCAGTCAGCTTGCCGGCAATCCATCGGAACAGCCACATCACGTCGGCCGCCCCATCTTCTTGGCCCACTTCCACCAAGCGACGGGCACGGCGCCGATGGCCGCAACAATGCCCGCCTCGATGCCCGCCGCGATTGCGGGATCCTCGGTAATCATCGCCCTGACTTCCTCGCCAATATAGCCGGAGCCGTAAAGCCAGCCTGCGACCATGTAGAGCGCAATGCGAATCCAGACGGTCATTTCTCGCCCCCCTTGATGAGCGCGAGCAGGAAGCGGCCGAGCGCAGCCCAGAAGCCGCCAGCCTGCGCGGCAGGCCTGCCACCATAGCCGCCAGCCTTTAGTGCTGCTTCGAACACGGCAGCGTGTCCGGCGATCGTCTTGGCTTTGTCCGTGCCGTTGATGATTCTGCGCGCGCCGACGTAATCGGCCTTGTCGCCGACGATGTAGTCGCCCAGCCGCTTGCCGGTGAACCAGCCTGCGGTCATGCCTTCGAACATGATTTTGGCCGCAATGTCCTGCCGCATGGCGAGATTGAAGTCGCGCAGCAACGCGCCTTTCAGGCCAAGCTCCTTATCGGCGCGCTCGTAGTTCGAGTCCCACGTTAGCTGGACGTAGCCGCGCCCATAGGGAACCTGCCCGTACTTGCCTTTGACGCCGTACTCGCGGCCAGCGCCCTTGCCGTATTCGGCGATCGGCTGCATCGTTCGGGCCGTCTCGTGAAGGGCGGTGGCGAGCATGTAGGCCTGGTGCCTTAGGGGAGTGCCGCGGCGCTCGGCCTCGTCAAGAATTGCGTCGATGCCCCTCACTTGCGCGTCGGACATTTTTCCGGCGAACAAGGGTGAGCGCACCGTCGCGAAGAATTTCGCGCGGTCCATAGTGTCTCCTGCGATGTGGTGGTGGTTAGTGGCGCGCTCGGTTGGCGCGCGGTAGCTGGAAAGAAAAACCCCGCTCGACGGCGGGGCTGTTTTTGGTCACGTCAAAGACGCGATTGTCTAAGGGCAACAAAGTCTCCGCCGAAGCGGGGACATTTTGGGAAGAAAGGGCTCGCTAGCCAACGTGAGCATCGGCCATAAGCAAATTCTTCAATGTGTCGAATGCGTCCATGGGGAGGAAGTTCGGCTGCTCCGCAACGACCGTTCCCACAATTCGCTGCATCAAGAGGCCTGCGGCACCACCCTTTTTTCTCGCCACGCTTTCAAAATTATCGAAGCTCTTTAGGACAAGATTTTCATATTCGTGATCGTCAGTTTTGAGGCAACGCTCATCAATGTCCAAACAGAAGCCCCCGAGGTATCGGACGCTCACGGTAGCCGAAGGCTCACTCTGAAAAACACTCTCGGCTATTTTACTGACGATCCCCTGCAAAACATCAGGCGACGCGCTGCACAACCACAGGAAAGTGTTTTCATCCTTTAACCCGATGTGGTTTCGATATTGTTGGAAGCTATGGCAGATAAATCCTGCAATCAGGAGGGGGTTGAGCACGACGCTTTCGAGCCCGTCAAAACTTCCGTCACCAAGGACGTGGATGCGCGAGGTCCCTTTGTTTTTCCCGCCATCAGAATCAATCAGTCCAAACACCGAAGCATTTCCTGCCCCTGACAGTTGATTCACAAGAGATTTGACCTCGGCACAGCCGCTGCGGCTTCCAGTATCGATAAACTCCAAAGAGCGACCGCTGGGAAGGAGCTGTCTTATCACTCGGTAGAGCGCATCATACGTCTTTGCGTCAGCCGCGCTCTCGGTGAACACCTGCCGCCGACCGTCAAAATCGATTGCCAGTGTCGGAACGCCCTCCGTAAGGACGTTTAAGGCTGAAGCCTTTGAGACCTTTCTTAGCTCTCTACCGCGTTCCAACAGGTAGATCGATTCTGGTGGCGCTAGGGCTACAGTCGACGGCGAATGCGTGACCATGATCACCCGCATCTTTTGATTTCGAACAAAGAACTCATCGACTAAGTTGATGTAGCGACGCGTCATTTCGGGGTGTAGGAAGGCGTCCACTTCATCCAGCAGCAAAAGGTCGGGCTTTATTACGACGCCTTTGTGTTCACGTCCGTTGAAGATGCATTGTGCTAGGTTCAGCAGGACCCGCTCTCCGGATGAGAGGTCCTCAAATGTCAGTAATGTTCCGTCGGCCGTTTCAAGCCGTGGTTCTTCTAGATGCAGCGAGACCGCAGGTTCTCTATATCGGTACGGAAGACCGGCGGCAGCGATCGCTCGGTTGGCTAGTTCCCATGGAGGTGAGCCAAATCTCTCGAGAAACAAATCTCTTGGAAGATAATTGCACGCTTGGTCTCGTTTGGCGCGGATTTCATTTACATCGTTTTCCAGCTCTATTCGCTGGTAATTCTTGAAAGGCGTCGTAAATCCGTCGCCGAAGAATGTCGTCTTACCCCAAATATAGAGCTCGTCGATGTCCTGCTCATCAAGCAGGACGCATGGCTTGTTTTTGAGGTTCACCGCTTGAACCAGAGTCGTATCATCGGAGATGGTGCTCCCGACGACATACGGGACGAGCCGACGATTTCCGCTCGCTTGCGCGAAGTCTCGCAATTTGCGCATGTTGCCTTCGGCAAATAGCCTTTGGATCTGCTCACGTTCAAGTTCCGGAAGGGCTTGCAGGTCAGCCTCAAACGAACGTTTCATGCTGGAAAGATGCTCTTTCGCGGCGGTTCTTCTCGGTTCAGAACCGCCCTGATGCTGGGTGTTTAGGACTTTCTCTGGCGTTAGCAGCAGCCTCTCTACCGTCTCCGTACCCCGACCGTTGCCGAAATCTACCTCCAGCCCCTCGCTCAAGGCGCGCAGTAGTGCTGATTTTCCGGCACCATTCTTCCCTGTGATGATCGTTAAATCCGGCAGATCATCAACGGCAAAAGGCTTCAGACACTTGGACTGATTGCGCAGAGTGATTTTCACGCGATAACCTCAAGGTGAGCAACTTCTGATGCCTCCTTGATATTTCCGCCTGCGAGACACCGCAAGCCGGGTAAGGGATGTTGAGCAGGGGCCGTCGATCGGCAGCCCCTGCTCACAAATCACACCGCCTGCGTCACCAACTTCCACCCGGTGTTGGAGTTGGCTCCGGACTTCTTATTGTACTGAACGCCATTGGTAACGTCCCAATACACCGAGCCGATTCCGGCAGCCTCGAAAGACTCGGGAGTACCTGACCCAAAGCCGATCCAGATGTTGCTGGTGTCGTTCACCACGATTCGCAGGCCGCTGGTCGACTGAGCGATGCGCCCTTTCAGCGATCCGTCCTGAGCATAGAACTCGTCGTAGTTCCCAGTCGTGGACGGGCCGCTGAAGTAGCGCGCGACATCCATGAGGCAGCCTGAGTTGGAACTATCCAGCGGCCTAGTAAACGCCCGCAAGCTGCGAACTCGGCCCACGCGGATCGTTGCCGACGATGACGTGCCGCGGACGACGCCCGTGAGTGCCGACGCGACGTCGAGTGTGATGTTGTCGACGAAGACAGTGTGGCTCGCCCCGTTGAAGCGGATCGGGTTGGCGCCAGCCGTGGTTGTGCAAACGTCGACGAAATCGAGGCCGTCGAGAACCATATCCGTCGCGACGCCCGAGCCATCGTGATAGACGCCGTGGCTGGTGCACTGTTTCATCAGAATGTCGCGGAAGCTGCCGCTGCTATGATCCCCGGTAAGCTCGATGCAGTATACAGGCACGCGTTCTGCGATGGTGTCGCCCTGAATGGTGCCGGCGGCGATGATGTAGTCTTCAGATCCGTCCGTCAGCGTGAAGGCCGGCGTCGGTGTCTGCGTCACAGCGAAATCGCTAATGATGCCTTGCCGCAGGACGCCTTGCCAGAGCCGACGGCCGATGTCCATCGATACGCCGTTCACCTGAATCCCGTTGATCTTGTGTGCGTTCGGGCCGTCGTTGCGGAACAGACCGAAGAGGTTCGAGTGACCACGGATGTTGGCGTGCTGGAAGTAGCGAAAGCCGGTTTCGTCCAGCTGAACAGGCTGAGATCCTTCGGTATAATCGCCTTCGTTCGGCCACTGGTAAACAGCGCCCCAGCCGCACAGCGACAAGGAGCAGCCGTCTGTGTTCCAACCCCTGCCCCAATGCTCAACGCCAGTGTTGAAGCCCGTAACACGTACCCGAGACATGGAGAAATCGCTATCTGCAGTTGGCATGGCACCCTCGATGAGCGTGCCGTAATCCTTTTTCACCAGGACTCCGATTGAGCTGTCTCCGCTGACGTAAGTGGCCTGCTGGATGGTTAGGTCGGTGACAGACACGCCCTCGCCCTTCACCCGCAGCAGCTCGCTAGCTACGCTCGTTGGGCGCCACAGCACAGTTGCGAACTCGCCATCGCCCGAAAGAGCAAATTGGAGCGCGTCGTGCTCGATGAGAAGTTTTTGGACGGTATAGTTCCCTGCGGGGATGCGAACCGCGCGCCGCTGAGCATTTGTTTGGCTTCTCGCCATAGCGAATGCTGCATTGATAGCCGTGTCGTTTGCCGCTGCGGTATTGCTTGTTGATGCGCCGAACCAAGTGACCACCAACGGTCCTGTATAAACCCGCACCCAGGCCCGAACGGACGCCAGCGAGTCGTCGGCTTTGATGTAGACGCCTTCCTGCGGGTCGCTGGCCACTGCGGCGCTGAAATCTCCTTCTTTCAGGATGAATAGGCCCATACGACCTTGGGTCGATGGCGTACCCTCCATGAGAATGGCGGCCTTGGTGAGGGCTGTGTTAAATGCCTTGAGATCAGTGCGCGTTGCAGCAGGACGTGCACCCTGCGCGGCAGCCGCTGCTGCCTCCGCAGCCGCCTGTGCCGCTTCACACGCCGCCAGAACCGCAGAGCTTGCCTGATCGCTCACCAGCCGGAACGTCGATCCCGACACTATGCCCATGACAATCATGCCGGCAGTCAGGCCGCCAACGGCGACATCGTTGCCGCTGTTCGTCTTGATCGTCAGCGCGGATCCGCCGTTGAAGCTGACGGTCACAGGCGAAGCAGTGTTCGCCTCAAAAATGTTCATCCAGATCAACGCCGACCCAGAAACAGGAATCGAAGTCGTCGCCTGAATGGCGTTAGCAGTGCCGGCGCCTACGTCCGAAGCAATGATGAAGCTGAAAGGCAGATCCGCGACGCGAGTCCAAGAACCGACCCCAGACGCCCCAATCTTGCGATAGACGCCGTTGTTGTCGACGGTCGCGTCACCGATCACCCACGCCATGCTGTTGGCGCCGTGTGCGAGATCGGCGTCAAGGCTGGCCTTGCTGGCGTAGATCAGCCCACCGTTCGCGGTGAAGGCGCTGATCAGCCCCTCGACCCACGCACCCCAATTGCGCAGGTCACCCTTCTTGATCTTGTGCGACCCAGACGACGGCACGCCATCGGTTTCGTAGTCGCGAGCGACTTCAGCCATAGTCAAGGCCATGGTGTCTCCATGTAAAGAAAAGGCCCGCTCAAGGGCGGGCCGAAAGATCAGGATTTTTGGTGATTGCTCGCGGCCGTTACGTCACGACGAAGCTGCCCGTCGCGACTGCCGTACCCGGCACGCCAGATGGGTTGATCGACCGCAGCCAGCCGTAGTAGGTGCCGGCCGCCAGTGACGTGACGACGCGAAGGTCGGTCGCGCTGGGCGGCCCGTATTCGGTCGCTGCGAGCGTCGCTGTTCCCAAGTCGTTCGTCGTATTGATGTAGATGCGGCAGGCGTAGTAGTTGGCGCTATTCGGCGCGGTCCATTGGAAGGCGGCCTCGGCTGGCGTCGACACATCCACGCTGACAGCGGTGACAGGATCAGGCGCCACCGGATCAGCCGTGGCCGTCAGGAAGATGTAGTCAGTCCATTCGGACTTCGTGCCGCCGCCCCATGCGCGCAGGCGCACCTTGTATTCTTCGCCGTCGACGAGATAACCCGAGCGAACCTGCGAGGCGCCAGCCTCCGAGAACACCGACTGCACGCCCGTCGAGCCACTAGTGCGGTCGTATTCGAGCTCATAGGTCAGCGTGTCGTCGACGAAGTCCCACGTGGCATTGATGAATGCCGCGGTGGCGCCGCCAGAGACGACTTCCGTTTGGATCGTCGCGGCGAAGTCGACCGGCACAGGCACGCCAGTATCCGGCAAGGGCTCGACGGATTCGCCGGGCTCGCCCTCTTCCGTGGCCGCGTTGAAGGCATACAAAGACGACGAAACCAGAATGCCTGAGAACGAAATTCGCATGTTGCGCAGGTCGATCGTCACGCTGGACGTGATTTCCACAACAGCCTCGGCCAGCCCCCGCGAAGGATAGTGCAGCGTCACAAAGCGCCGGTAAGGAATGTCTCGCGCGCCGTCGGCTGTGTAGTCCGCCACCACCGACACCCGCCTCGCATTGGCACGGACGAAGGTCAGTTTCTGCTTGCGCTGGCAGTGGTTGTGGCTCTGGATTGCCGCATTCTCGAAAGTCCGCGTGCGTTCCGTGTTGTCGTCGACGACGGCATACGGGTCGCCGTAGATTGCGGCGTCTTCCGTGATGTAGTCTTTCGCCGTGTTGACGTACCGGCCGCGCACGCCGAGCACAGTGTTTGCTCGGCGCTTGTTCTTGTCGACGCGGATGCTGTAGACGTTCTTTGCGGTCAATCGCACGTCAGGCGTCACGAACTCGCCGGCATGCACACCGATCTTGCCGTCGGCTCGCTCATAGACGACAAGCTCGGCCGCTTCGTCCATGATGCGCCCGACTTCGATCGGGTCGTTGCTTGCACGGAACCAGAAGCCGCCGTGATAGCGCTTCTCAGTGCCGCCGCTACGATTCGTCACGTTCTGATCGCAGACGTTCGCCGCATTCGCCCAGTCGGGCAGATACATGTTCTCGTAGGCCATCTTGCCGCCGACGGGGTGGCAGAGGTGCCAGAGCCGCATCAGCGCCAGGTTCGTCGAGAACTCCCATGTGTTCGGATTGTTGTAACGGTGCGAGCCGGAGCCGCCCTGCGTGCTGTCCTTGCGGGGATCGTAGAGAAGCGCGCCGTCGCCTACCGCGGAATGCTCCGGCATCTGGTTAGGGAAGACGTCGAGGAAGTCTTTCTGATCGACCGTGCTCACCCGCATGTAGACGGAAGCGAGCCCGTCGCCGCGGCAGTTGTTATTCCAGATCGTCGGGAATGCCGTGACGACTTCCGAATAGGCAGTCTCGGCGTTTAAGCCGATCTTCGTCTTTATGTGGACGAAGCTGGTTCCGTCTTTGTCGTAGTGGCCGGGATCGGTGACACCACCTTCGGCGTTGAGCGTTACCTTGTCGTCGTGCAGGTAGTGCTGCACAAACCCCTGAATGCGGTGTCCAGCCCACACCATGATGTGGTGCGCCTTGCCGCCCTTCTCCTCTAGGAAGACGTAGTCGCTGCCCTTCTTGGTTCGGCCCAGCACGTAAGGCAGCGAAGGAACGCTTTGCTTCAGGTTGTAACTGCCGTCGTCTGGTTTCGGCACGGCCGGCTTGGAGGCGAAAGCGCCCTGTAGGGCTGCTGCGCCGAGTGCCAAGCCGCCGTAGATCAGAGCAGACGTGCCGAGATAAAGCGCGTTCGCCGCGAGCGTCGTGGTCGCAAGCGACGACACGATCAGAGAGATCGTTTCAATGATGCCTGGCATGGTGCTCCTAGCCGCAAATACGCGGCTACTGGATTTCCCAGGCCGCTAGAGTTTTCGCGGTCATGCGGCCGAAGCCGCCGTGCATGCGCACAAGCCAGCCTTCGCCGTCATGGATTGCGCCGAATTGGCGATGGATGTTGGATGGGCTGCCGATGACGCCGATGGCGCCACGCACTGGCCGCTGGACGCGTTTCCCGTTGATGTTGGCAGCACAGGCCGCCACGAGCGGAACAGCGCCCTCGTGGGCCGCTATGACGGCGCGGAAGCCTTCATCGCTGTCGTAGGTGCCGCGCAGGTGCGCCGCTGGATCCGCGTGACCGAGCCAAGTGGCCCAGTCTGCGAGAACCATGCAGCAATCGACGTGACCAGGCTGCCATGGAAGAGCGTTGTTGTCGGCGATGAAGTCGGCGAGTTGACACGACTTATGGTGGTCGCCATGCTGAAGTGCATGCAACTTGGAGAGGGACATGGAAATTAAGGAACTTCAGCAGAGGGTCGAGGCGCTTGAGCTAGTGCTCAAGAAAACGATCGACGTAATAATCGGCACCAACCCTCAATTGCGCAGCGCGCTTAGTCCCGCGTTGCGCGACGTAGCCAGCGGACAACCGGACGGACCCACCAAGGATATGATTGAACGACTTCTTTCTCTTCCCGAACGGCAGAGTCAGCAATAATCTCTGCCAGCCAAAGCGGTATCGGCCATTCAGGCGGCGTCGAATTGAGCGGGGCTTTACCCAAGCCCCAATCCTCGAATGTCTTTTCTTCTGCCATTTCGGTCTCCTACCAGTTAGGCCACTTGATAACCTGATCTCGCATCAGCGGCACGCGCTTGCAGAACTCGTCGTCTGCCGCAGATGGATTCAAGATAGCTGAGCGCGCCCGCTGGTCGACGTCGGAAAGAACGGCGCCGTTCGTCACAGTGCGCAGCGTGAAGCGGTTGGTGATTTCGATATTCACCATTGAGCGGATGTTCTCACCCGAAGCCTCGTCAACAACGTCGAGGTTGTCGATCTCTCCGGTAAACACGACAATCGGATCGCCGTCGGGCTGCTCGTCCTCGTCGAGGATTTGCAGTTTCACCACGAACGGCGATCCTTGCACCGAGCTCGTCTCGTCGTAATCCCAGATGCTATCGGCAGCCGATTGGCTGATCGAGATGAGCGACAGCGCCAGCGTGAACGCCTCGCCGTTGATGGCCGCCTCGATCGACTGCAGCGCGTCCTCTGTGAACTGCGCCGGCCGATAGATATTTCCTTCGCCGTCGACGAACCTGGCGCCCGAGCCATCCCACACACGAATGGTCTCTTCCGGAAGCTCCGCGTCGCAAAGGATGCGTAGCGATTTAATTGCCATCGTTTCCGCCTGGTTCGGAGCCCGCCTGCTTGCGGAAAATCAGCCGCCAACTGTAAGTGGCGCGCCGAATGACTTGGAACGGCTCGTAACCGTTGGCTTCCCACTCATTCAGGGTGCTCTCTACGGTCGTGCGTTCGTCTTCAATAAGATCAACAACCTTGTACATGCAGCCCTCCCCTAGAGGTTCGACCAATAATCAACCGCCTCAACAAACGAGACCGACGGCAACGAGAACTTCCCGACCGCGTTCTGGTCGATGTCCATGCCTCTGTCCTCCGCCAGGTGGCAGAGGCACGTCGGCTGGTCGAACTCGAGATCGGCGCCGGCAGGAATAAGCTCGCGCACCGACGGTGAAATCGGCACGGTCCAGATGTCGCCGCTTATGCTGGTGACAGGTCCGGTTTCGTAGAGCGCGTGGTTGTAGCTGAATTTCACGCCCACGAGATTGGCGTCGGCGTTGATTATGCGCAGCCGGATAGACGTTGCGCCTACCGGCGTGACGCCGTCGGTGACGACCGAAATGGCGCCCTGCGTATACGGCGTGTCGTCGTCAAACGGCGAGTCGTCGCTGTGGTCGGTCTCGATGACAGGCTCGAACTTGCCGGAGACATACGGCGCCGACAGGCTAGAACGGACACGGACCGCGATCAGACCGGAGCGGCCGCCGAGCTTTTGGGCTATGGCGTTCCATGTCTGCCAGGCCCGTCTGTCGCGGTTTTGCATCACGATGCCTGAATACGTGACGCTCCAGAATCCCAGGTCCGTGCGGGTCGACGGCTCGATGCCGCCGAGAGTTCTGCCGCCCGATCGGCTGAAGGGAACCAAGTCTGCCGACGCCTGCTGTGGCGTCAGCACCCCTAGCGGCCATTGGATGATTTCAGACATTGCCGCTCCTTAACGCCACTCGGCGCCGCCCTTCTGCTGCTGATATTTTGAGACTGCAGCGGGCGCTTGCTGGTTGGCTGCAGACAGGATCTTCGGTGCCGCCGTGCTAACAGCGGCATTGCTTTCGCGCCTGACGTACGCCTGGAGTTTCCCGTCGTCGTCGACCGTGACCCCCACCTGAACATCCACAGCCTGTTGCCCCGCGGTACTACGCTTCGGAATTGCAGGCGTCTGGAACTTAACCGGGATGCTCCGACCATCAGGCAACGGCACGGCCGCTTCCGGTCCAGCCTCGCCGAAGATGGCTGCGGATCGCGAAACACCTCCGCGCGCAAAACGCCTCAGCGGTTGCGGCCTGCCGTGAGCAGCGATACCGCCCTTGGCAAACGGGAAGATCGCGCCGAGCAAACCGCCGAGGAGCCCTCCGCTTCCGCCTCCGCCAGGTGCGCCAAACGGTCCCTTGCCGAGAATTGCCGCCTGTGCGACGGCTTCGATGAGGGTGTTCAGGAACTTATCGAGCGCCTTGTTTCCGGTTTCGATTTTGGGAATGAGTTCGGAGAAGGCGTCGTAGAAGGCATCTCCGAAGAACTCTGCCTGCTCACGCACCTTGTCCTGGGTGGCCGCGAGCTTCTCAGCCGCTGACGAGGCATTGGCGTACCCTGCGGCCAGTCCGTCGATTTGCGCGGTGAGTTCTGGCGTAATTTCCTTACCAGCGCTCTTTGCTGCATTCAGCAGATCTTGCTTTGAAGCAGCAAATTCAACGGCATATCCAAAATCATTTAGAAGCGGGTTTAGCCCAGCTTGCGCTGCGGTTTCTGCCTGAATGGCTGCAGTGCGCTCCTGAATCTGCTCGATTTCGCGCTGCAGATCGTCGCTACTCCCGGCGCCACCACCGCCACCGCCTCGGCTGCGACCACCTCCACGACTCGGTGGCGGCCTGAAGTCAGGTAGGGAGACTGGATTGACGACGGCTTTCTTTCGCTTGCCGCCTCTCGTCCTTGGCCCACCCAGAGAAGTCGATCCAGACTCTGGCACGGCTTCGATGCCGTTCTCGCCAAGCTTATACCCCGACACTGTGTCGGGGATGGCTGCCGCTGCGGCCCTGACTTCGGCAAGCTTGCCGAGCACTTCATTCAGGCGAGCCACCGCTTCGGTGTTATCGAAGCCTAGATTCGTATTCTTTTCGATTGTCGCCTGAAGCAGCTCGACTTCCCGCTCGAGCGCCTTTACCGCATCCTCGGCCGGCTCCTTATCAACGTTGATTACGTTGCCTTCAGCGTCGGTCACGCCGGAGATGCGATTCAGGGTATCGAGAACAGAATTCAAGCCCTCGTTGTTGGCGAGGAAATTCCTGAATGCAGCGTCTGCGTCCTGAATCTTCTTGATCAGACCAGAGACATCAAAATCATCAATGGCGCCGGCCGCATTGTTAATGCCCTCAGCAAACCGCTCGCTCGCCCCAGTCGACTGATTAAACTCGCGAACGACATTTGTTAGAGACGTCCAGAGATTGTTAGTGGCCTGTGCGATCGTGAATGTTGCTGTGGCGGCCTTTTGCTCAAGGATGACGGAGCCAGCTTCGAAAGCGCGAAAGAAGGCCTCTGAAGAAATCTGACCGTCTACAACCAACTGCTTCAATTGCGAAACAGATCCGCCGGCTTCCTTCAGGCCGGCAGCTGCCGCCTGAGCGATGGTCGGCGCGCCTTCAAGGATAGAGTTGAATTCCTCGGCCTGCACCTTGCCGCTGCCGAGCGCCTGGCCCAACTGCAACAATGCGCCACTGGCGGCCTGCGCGTCCGTACCGGCCACGCGCAGAGCCAAGGCAACGTTGTTGGTGAAATTGAGCAGTTCCCCGCTGGTGACGCCAAGTTCCTTCTGCGCCTGCGCCGCTTTGCTGTACAGCGAAGCAAGCGTCTCGATGGGGGCTCCATTGGCTATCGCCGCCTTAGACAGCCCTTCGTACACACGCTCTAATTCTGCGCCAGAGAGACCAGCCACCTTCAGCGAGTTGTCAATGCGGGTGGCCGCCTCAGAGAGGCTGCCAAGACCGCGGATAACATCCGTGAAGACGAAGGCGCCGGCAACTGCGGCTCCTGCCTGCACCAGGGATGCGGTCATGGCCTTGCCGGTAGACGCGGCCTGCTTCTGGATTTGCCCAAGCTGGCGGTTCGTCAGACCCCGTGCTTTGCTGAGAGAGTTTTGGTATCCGCGGAGGTCCGCACTCAACTGGACGACGAGGCGCTCAAGATCGGTTGCAGCCATTCGCTTTACGCCTTATGATTGATCCACGCACGACCCCCGGGGGGCGGCATGAAGAAGACTGTTCTGGCCGCAGTTGCGGCGATATTGCCGGCTGGCGCTTCAGCCAACGAGATTGAAGACGCGATGAAGCGAATTGGCCCCGCTTACATGTGCGGGCCATCGCATGAATACCGCGAGGCTTTAGATGAACTGAGGCAGGCGCTCGTAGATGCCGGAGTTCCGGAGACGTTGGCTGGATACGCGATTGACGGTGTATCCGACTTCGTCACTAGGGAGCATGCTGCCAAGCGCCAAACGATAACGGCTAAGGAATGCGCAGAAGTATACGGCAGGGCTTAAAACCCGCCTTCTTCCTTTGACTGCAGCCAATTCCAAAGGTCATCCGCCTCGGCGTTCGACATCTTCTCTTCGCCGCCGCCGTTCGCCTTCACGTAGCCATCGAATGCAGCCATGAATTGCCACATAGACATTGCATTCACCTGTTGCGGAGTGAATCCCATTGCGGCGCCAACTCCGTAGATAGAAGCAAAGCGGATCTTGCCGTTCGGCAGATCGTCTACGTTGCTTCTGGAGCTGGCGCCTCCGGCTCCCCCACAGGTTCCTCTGGCGCCCCTAGAAGCCCGGCGGAAATAACCGCGATTGCGATCGGGTGGCTTTCCAGAGGCGGTCGGCGCTCCACGTACTGCCGCACCTTCATTAGCGCTTCCGCAGGTGGCAAGCCGCCACCCACCAGTCCGAGGCGAATGACGTTGGCAATATCCTCAACGCGCCACTGGTGCGAATGCAGGCGATGCAGGATCATGTACGGGCCGGCGTCGCACTCCTCCTGCAAGGTGGCGAGCTCGCCCCAGCCCAGACGGAACGAATACGTCCCGTCGGCGAAGTCGAGCTCAATTCTGGCGTCGCGAGCCATTAGAACGTATCCGTGCGGACCAACTCTCCGTCGGATTGCATAGAGACGTTGAGCGTTACACGACCACCTTGCTCCGCGCCAATTTCCAGAGATTCGACGTGCATCCTGCCGGTCCAAGTAACAGTGCCGGTCGAGAATTCGATCTCAATCTTGATCGCTACGGACTCGGTGCTTTCATAGCCGTCCAGCCAGGTCTCAACCGCGGATGCAGCTAGAACTCCCTCGCCGGAAACAGACGCCGAAATGCTCTCCACATCGCGGCCCAACACTATGGGCTTGTCGGGGTCTTCGCAGTCCGGAAGGGCTACTTCGGAAAGCGACTTGGTGAGCGAAAGTGACTTCGAAGTGAAGCCGCAAGGAGCGGTGTAAGTGCCGGTGCCGGCGAGGTCCAAGAGGACACGAAATTTCCCAAAGCGAGCTGTGACCGGGGCGGCCATGCGCGTCTCCTATTGTGATTTGGTTGGTGATGGTCGCGGACGGTGGCCGCTAATTGACTTCGAGAAGCGCCGTAACGCTGATTATCGCGCGATTGGTCGCACCGTCGCTTTCGCGCTGGTATCGCGTGATGCGGTGGCGAATGCTCGCCAGCGCATTGTTGGGAAGAGAAATTTCAGCCTCGTGCAGCGCGGCACGGACGGCGCCGGAAAGTTTGCGGACCTGAGCGTCGCTGAACGCCTCACCGCTCCCCCACGACCAGCAATCGATCTGCATGGTCACCTCTAGGCCGTCTATACAGTCCGCGTCGTCCGTCAGCGCGTCAGACGGACCCATTGAGATGTATGGCGGCGTCAGAGCCCCATCTGGAGGCCGGTTATAGACGCGAGAGCCGACGAATGACGCAACCGTCGGGTCCGCCTTCAAGCGCGATATTACGGCGGCCGTTAGTTCATAAGTCGGATCCACTAGCCGCCTCCTGCTGCCACTTCTTTAGCGGATTTGTTGACGGCGCGAGTGATGCGACCCTTGACGCGCTTCCGATTCGCCCTAAACGAAACAAAGAAAAATGGCTGCGCTGGAGCGCCTGGATGCATGGCGCCTTCGAACATGCCGCCAGCAATGTGTGGCGCGGCCCCGAACTCCACCAAATGTGCGTAACGGACCTTGGTGTTGCCGGCATAGATGGTCAGCGTAAGATCTCCATCCGACGACTTTAAAGACGCAACGCGTTGACTGTATTTGGGAGCCTTGCCCCACGTCCAGCCTATGCTGTCGCGAAGATCGCCGCTATCAACCGCCACCAGACTTTTCATCATGGCGACGATTTCATTTGCGCCCTGCTGCATCGCCTCACGTATCCGCTTGCGCGCAACAATCGGCAAAAGCGCCAACTTTCTGTTGAGCTTGTCCAGCCCGACGACCTTCTTCGTCATGCGTCCGCCTGCGCGCCGATTGTCGCCAGCATGTCGATGTAGTCGTTTTTCTGCGACACGTTCACTGGCGGCGATGTGATCGCGTAGACGGCGCCAGATCGCGCATCAACTGCCCGCCATGTGGCGTCCAGGGCGCGCGTAGCAACATGCGAGCGCACGCGTATAGTCACAGGCTGCAGCCCTTGCAGGCGCGCGCCCATGACAGCCTCAGAGCCCATGCGCGGAATAACCTCGGCGGGGTCGGTAAAGACTGTGGCGTATTCTCCGACTACCTGCCCCCCAAAACCGTCATCGCCGACGGAGCGCTGCTGGAAATGCAGAAGCGATCGAAGCTTGCCTGCGGGCATGTCTTGGCCTCTCGGTGAGTTCAGCCTTGCCTGCCGCGACAGATGCTGCGGCGCAGGCACGTGTGACGTTTTTCACGTCGCCGGCCTTGAAGGCGATGGTGACGGGTGGTCGAGGTTTCCAGTCGTAATCAGCCAGAAACCTCACCCACATTAGAGCGCGACGTTCGGGAATTGGATGTCGACAGCGAGAACGCTCGCCGACTTCGCAAGGCCGATGAGGCAAACGTATTCACCAGTGCCGACATCCGCCAGCGGGCACAGTCCACCTGGGGTGTCGGATAGGTATACCGCCTGCCCAGCACTCAGGACTGCGTCGACAGTTAGGTCGCCGCTCTTGTGAACCGTGATCGGCTGACCGTCCGATGCTCCGTTAAGAGCGATCCCACCAGCCTGGCGAGCGGCGGCAGTTGCCGAATTGCTGTCGGCGAGCATCCACTTTTTGGTGGTCGCGCTTTTGTAGACGGATTTGCCGGCCGTAATCGTTTCGCCGGCCGTGCCGTGTTCTTGCGCGGAATTCAAGCCCGCAATGATTGCGGAAGGCGTCAAGACTAGGTCTGCCATGAAATGTCCTTTTCAGTCAGGCCACCCGGCCGACTCTGTAGCGTTCAAGAATTGATGCGACGCCCAGCGGCAACTCAGCCAAGCCACCGTCCGATACAGCCTCACGGTTCTCGTAAAAGTGACCGATAAGCAGCAGCAGCGCCCATCGGAGATCCTGCGGCAACGTCTGATGGCCGCATTCAAATGTGACCTTCACCGCTCCCGGTTCGCACGTGATAGACGGCCACGATGTATCTCGCGCTGGCCAGATCCGCAGTGGCTGCTGGTCTAAGTCGTATCGCAGGCCCGACACAGACTGTTCAGCGCCAGCATCATCTCGGTACGTGACTGAGGTGACGCCGGTCACCGGGCCAAGAGGGACGGCGATCTCGCATGGGAAATGGTCAAGGGACAGTCGCCATGTCTGGAGCAACAGTGCGATGCCAATGCCGTTCGGACCTTCGATCGACGCTTCCGCGGCTGCAATCATAGACGTGATGTCAGCGTCGTCATCGTCGTGGAATACTCGCAGATGGCGCTTGGCCTCTGCGAGGGTCACGGCCGGTCCTGCCGGCGCAACCGTTCTGACCAGCCGTGTCCATTCGTTCATTTGCGTCGCCTTTTAGTGGCTGTCTCGAGTGCCGGCCGCACAGCCGCTGCCTCTGAGGCGGGTACAGCAGCGGCGGCTTCATCAACGGGCTCGCACTTGCGCTCCCATCCAGCACCGACCTTCGCGGCAAATATGTCGGCGTCGACGATCTGCCCCCAGCCAAAGGTGAAGCCATTTCCGGCGAGGCTTGATGTAACTCGTACGTTCATGAGGTGGTCGGGCGACGCTAGGCCGCCCGCTCCCTATCAGGATGCAGCGTGCTGCAGAACTTTGACCGCTCCGGCATCGAGCAGCTCGCCGTCGAGGCGGGTGAAGCCGATGAAGCCGGTCTGATCGTAATCGGCATACCGCTCGACGAGGCGGCGGATCGCGAACTCACGAACCATTCGAACGACGTAGCGATTGAATGCACCGAACGCGACCGACTTGTTGGAGGCACCAATCGCCGCCATCGCCTGGTTGATGCTGTATGGCTTATCGAGAATGGTCGCCGGGGCGCCAGTCCTCACATCGGCCGGCTGCCAGATGTAGTTCCCCGTTACCGTGTCCTTGATTTTGCGCAGCGACTTGAGCGTGCCGTCGTTGAACATGAAGCGAACCGACGGGTCGTCGCGGTAGGCGGGATCGACGGCGTGAAACAGTTCGATCATGTCGTCGAAGGTGAGTGCAGCGGCAGCCGCAACGCCGGTCACAGCGGTAGCCGCGGTGACGATGCCGTTCGGCTGGCTCGAGCCGGTACCGACGGTCAGGTGGCGGTTGCCAATTCGACCGATGCGCTCAGCCATCGCCGAACGTACGGTCCCTTCAACGTCGATCGCGGAGTCCTGCAGAAGCTCTGCAGAGACAAGCACAACACCCGACGTGTACTTGTACGCCTCAAGTGTCTTCGTGCCGAACGTCACTTCCGTCTCGGTGACCTGGGTGTTTTCGCCGATGAGAGAGCCCTCGTTGGAGGTGTCATCCATCGTCGGCCACGGGATCGAATTGCCGGCGGTCGTGGTCAGCACCCGTGTAACGCCTGGATCCAGCATCGGACCCCAAGCCTTGAGCGACTTGACCAGTTCGGCCATAAAGCCTTCCGGCACAAGATAGCCGCCCTTGGAGTCGGTACCGACTGCCTGGGCGCGCATCTCGCGAACGACTTTCCGCTGTTCGGCAGGCATGTCCTCAAGGCCGTGTCGCAGATAGCTCCGGAAGGCCGCAGCGCGTGCTTCGTCGGCGTCCTCCTGCTGGCCGCCTTGTACCGAACGGTCTTCGCCATTCGGTCGGCGATCATCAGCGGCGTTCAGATCGCGCTCGCGCGCCTCCAGGGCCTCTTCGCGCTTAATGCGCGCTTCCAGACGGTCGTATTCGGCCATGGCCGCGTCATGCTGGGATTCGAGTTCGGCGACACGTGCTTCTGCGGTGTCGTCCTTGATGTCTGCCAGGAGTGCGCGGGCGTCAGCGACGAGTTTCTGCTGCTTTTCGCGCATTTCGGTAATTTTGGACATGGAGTCTCCATACGAAAAGAGCCCGCGGAAGCGAGCTCAGTGGGATCAGTTTTTTTTGGTGGGTGACAGCGCTTGGTCAGCGCGTGCTGCGGACCCTGAGATCAAGGTCCATTTTCAGGCGGGCTCTGTGCGCCGCCCTGCTTACCGGCGCTGCCGCCGGATCTGTGTTTTCTTCGTTGGCAGAACGAGCGTCCCGCCACTCTTGCAGCGAACGCTTGCCGAGCTCGGTATCGTCGTAGGCTGGCCACGCGACGGCGCTTACCTCGATGAGATCAACGGCCTGGATGGTGCGCACCGGGGGATCGATCGTCTCGTCCCACTCCTGCTTGGTCACCCGAAAGCCAAAGCTCATTCCCGAAATATCACCCCGCTCGACAAGCTCCCAAAGGTCATTGCCATCGGTCGTATTGGGGATGTCGATTTCGCAGCGAAGGCCCTTGCTGTCTTCGGACAGGCGGAGTGTCCCGCTGGCCGTGCGCCCAATAACGCGCCCCACATCGTGATCGACCAGCGCGCGCACGTCTCCGCCGATCGCCTCCGAAAAGGCACCGGGGGCAATGCGTTCTGTCCACCACCCACCTATATCTGCCGGCGAATCAAAGACGGCCGCATAACCCACAAGCGTGCGTTTCTCATCCTCGGCGCGAGTTTCCACGCCTAGCGTGCCGCCACGTTTCTCGATCTTAGTCATGCGGCGTTTGCCTCGTCGTCTGGATTGTTGTCGTTGGCAGGTTTCGGCTTTGCTGCCGTGCTCTGCATGCCGAGGGGCACTGTGGCGCCTTGGATATGAAGCTTTTCCGCTTCGCCGCCATGTTTCGGCCAATTCTCCATCGCGCGCACCTCATCGGGTGTGTAAATGGCGTTCTGGATGCCCTTGGCGTAGCCTTCCATGCGGGTGCGGAACTCGCCGCGAAGCAATCCGTCGATATTGAATTCGCAGAATTTGGTGCGGTTACGCGCCGAGAACAGCTTGAGATTCAACTCCTGCTCCCAAGCCTTAACCCATTGAGAGATAAGGTGCTTGGTCAATGCGAGGTCTTGCTGTTCCGTGTTGCTGAACGTGCCGTGTGTTAGGTCCTGCAGGAAGACCGGCGGAAGGCCATAAATGCGGGCGATCTCTTCGATCTGCATCCGGCGGGATTCCACCATCTGCGATTTATCCGGATCGACGCCTACGGCCTTCAATTCATGCCCTGTCGGCATGATCATGACATTTCGACGCTCAGCGTTGGCGTCTCGGACGGCCTTCTCGACGTCTTGCGACGCCCTCGCAGCCGCAGCCGGCGAAGGCATCGGCCCATAAAGCGCCAGCGGAGGCACGCCACCGTTCGCAAAGAATTTGCGAGCATACTCGTCGAGTGCGAGCGATAGTCCGACAGCACCCTTCAGCTTCGTAACCGGGTCGACGTGAGACACGCCATCCGGCTTCAGCATGAAGGTCAGGTCGAGAACTTCGTTGGCGGCATAAGTGACTTTCCGTCCACCGTCATCGTAGTGGTAAAGCTTCCGGCCGCTCTTGCGCTCAATCGTCAACTTGTCGGTGTCGAGGGGCCAGATGTTCATCACTCTGCCAGCCTTGTTTCGTTCGATGAACGAAACACCGCGGCCACGCAGCAGCGTGTTGACCATCATGCCTTTCCGCCACGCAAACGAGGTCAACTCCTCGTTCGGCGCGTCATGCAGGATGCCGTAGAGCGGGTCAGACTCGACGGTGTCGCGTCCGTTCTCCGACTTTCGAAATACCTGCAGAGGCAAGCTGGCGATCGTGTTGGCGATGAAGTTCACCGCACACCACACTGCCGGCACTTCAAGCGCCGTTTCGTGCGTCACGACAACGCCAGCAACGCCATGCCACTCGCCCATCAGCGTGCGCCAGGCGTTGACGTCGGAGAGCGGAACGCTCGGGTTTTCCAGGCTCGCTCGCGTTTCCGCGGCGGCTTTTCTAAATGGCCACATTAAACCACCGCTATTCTGAAATCGGGATTTTCCCAGGGAGACGGGGCTTGCGCTCCGCCGAATGCACGAAGGTGCAGCCCGAGACACATGATTAGCGCGATTGCGCCATCTATCTTGTTTTCGGGGCGCTCTTTGCGCGGGTAGACGTTCTCTTTTGCGTCGTAGTGTCCGACGACATTGCCAACCATCCACGACAGCGGGTCGCGAGGCCCATATGGGTGCGCGATCTTGCCGGATCGCATCAGCGCGTCGAGCTCTTTTGTTGGCTCTGAGAAGTTCTGTACCGTTTGCCGGTACTCGACGACGTTGGCGCCCTGCTCCGCCAGATGGTTGGCCATCTGCTGCGCCTGCCAAGGGTCGTAGGCGATCTCTAGGACATGAAATCGGCCGGACATCTCGATGATGTCCTGCTCAATTCGATCGATGTCGATCACGTCGCCTGGCGTGGCGACAAGCTTCCCCTCGGCTTCCCACCCACGATAGGAGTCGTTCCGGCTGTCGATTATGGCCTGCTCCGGAACGTAGAAGCGGGCGAAGGGGTACACCTTACCGGCCCGCTCGAACAGCGCTACAACGGCTGCAATATCCACCTTCGACGCCAGATCGACCGCGATACGGCAGGGCTCACCGGCGAAGTCCTCGATGTCGAGATCTTCGTCAAAGCACCGATCCCAGGCGCGCATGTCGTAAAGCGCCTCGTTCGTCTGGATCCAGACGTTCAGGTGCTTCGTCAAAAAGCTGGCCTGAGATGCCGGCGATGACATCGCCTTGCGGCAAAGAGCTGCAATGTGTTCCGGCTCGACGGATATCCCGTAGTTCGGATTCGCTTTTCGCCACGTAGCCTCTTCGGTCCAGTCGTCGTCCTTGTCGATTGTGTAGATAATCCCGAAGTAGGTGTCGTCCTGCGCGGTGCCCTTCAGGATGTTGATCGTGTAGGCGCGATGCTCGTAGCAAATGCCAGTCTTATCCGCTCCGGCCGTGGTAATGGCCCAGACCATTGACTGATTGCGCTTGCCGGCGCCCGTTTCGATAGCGTCGTAAACACTTCGGTCGCGGTGGGCGTGCAACTCGTCTATCAGGGCGAAGTGAACGTTTTTGCCGTCGAGGGAGTCGGCGTCTGCGGAAAGCGCCTCGAAATAGCTGTTCGACCGCATCTGAACAATGCGATGCGCCTCAACATCGATGCCGAGTGCGGTCCGCAACGCGGTGGCGCGACGAAGCATCGCCTGCGCAGCCGAAAACGCGACCTTGGCTTGCTCTCTTGTGCGCGCCGCAGAGTAGACCTCGGCGCCGCCTTCTTTCTCGCCAAAACCGCAGTATAGCGCTGGACCGTCGGACAATGTCGTCTTGCCGTTGCCACGAGGCACTTCCGTGTAGGCGCGACGGTAACGACGTTTGCCATTGTCGTGCCGCAGCCAGCCGAACGCGGTCGTTAGAATGAACGACTGCCACGGCTCGAGCGTAAGATTTTGGCCAGCGAGCGGCCCTTTGATGTGCGGGAGGAAACAAGTGAACTTGCAAACACGCTCCGCAGCGTCGTGGTCGAAGTAATACAACCACCCTTCGGCGCTCACCGATCTGGCAATATCATCCAGTTGCCGTTGGCACGCCTGCTGAACGAACTCACATGCTGGGATGCGACCTCCAACCACATCAACAGCATAACCGTGGCCGGCCGCAACATGCGGATACTTTTCAGCGTCAATGGCATATTCCATGATCTCACTTGAAATCCGCGTAGGGGTCAGCCTCCGGCTCCTTGGCGCCAGGCGCCTGAACCTTGCTACGGTCGGTCGGGCTGAAGCCGAGTTTAGCCAGTGCGGCGATCAGTTTGGAAATGCCGCCACCATCGAGTGCGTTCTTGCGAAACAGCGCCATCAGCTTGACGGCGATCTCGAGCATCAGCCGGTCTGCGTCGGTGAGCCAAAAACCATAGCCGGCGAGTTCATCCCAAAGCGTCCGCTCGTCAGCGTCGAAATGTTCAGGGACCGCGCCCACCGGACCATTGGGCCTCGGCTCGTTTTTGCGCGCGCTCTTGCGCTGCGGATCCTTCTTGAAGGCGCCCTTCAATTCGAGGGCAGCCGTCGGCTTCCTCGGCCTTGCCATGGCACCAAACTCCGATTTCGAATTTTGCGGATGTGAAATTTTTCTTAGGCCGCCGGTTCGCGGCTGAACGAGCTGAGCGATGTTCCCCGCCCCTCCCCGTTGCGTTCCTCGCGCTGCTTCGCGCTGTTGTGGTGATGGGCGCAGAGCGACTGGAATGGACCGGACCAGAAGAGGGCCTCGCTGCCGCGGTGGGGCGTCACGTGGTCACAGACCGTTGCGGGCTCGACGATCTCATCCTCAAGGCACATGACACAAAGAGGATGCGCACTTAGCTGCGCCTCGCGGATCGATCGCCAGCGTTTCGTGCCGTACCAGGCGCGCCAGGGCGTGTCATATCGGTTGCGATCGGCATCACGCTTGCGCTCGAGTGTCGTGCGTTGCGACGGCGGGCGGAACGGCTGAGCGCGTGTTGGCAATGGAACCTGCGATTCTCGTCTGCGTTGTTTCCCCTGCACGGAAGGAGACCTCTGATGGCAGACGACAAGACCAAGACCGCAGCGGATCGCCGACTGGTTGCCGGCACGCAGAAGTACGAGCTCGACTACTTCGCGAAGAAGCACGGCATCACCGCCGCGGACGCACGCCGCATCATTAAACAGCATGGCAACGACCGCGACGCTGCCGACAAGGCGGCAAGCCGTTTGAAGGGCTAAGCGATCGTGTATGATGCGAAGGAAACTCGGGGCTTCAAATGGCAAGCGTTCTCAATCAAGCGCTGGTTGACTTAATCAGCGAGCAAATCAAGGAGCGCCATGTGACCGAACTCCGCGCTGTGCTCTCGACTGGCAACGAGATCACCATGCATGCGGAGTTCACGGTCGGCCACGACTTCATAATCTATCGGACGGCGAAGGATAGCAGCGGCAAGTGGGCAATGACCCCGTTCGCTCACATCGTTCAGCTGATCGTCTAAGTGCGACCGCTCTATCCTGCGATCGTACATCGCCGGAGCGCCAGAGCAACTGATCCGCCATGTTGAGCAGTGATGCCGACACTCTCGAATAATTGCTGATGCCGCGACACGGAGTAATTGACGGGCTCATAGCTTTCTCTACCATCAAAGGTCTCACCACGGGAGGCTTAAATGGAAAGCGCAGGTGTAGGCTGGATTGCTGCAATCATCATCGGTGGGGTCGCCGGTTGGCTCGCCGAGATGTTCATGAAGTCCAACATGGGACTCATTATGAACATCGTCCTTGGTGTCGTTGGCGCGTTCGTGGCCAACCTTTTACTTAGCCTATTTGGCGTGAATCTCGGTGGTTGGATCGGATACCTAATCGCCGGTTTCGCTGGGGCCTGCATTCTCATCGCAGTTGCCCGAGCGATCAAACGATAAAAACAAGAAGCGCCAGGGAGCACGGATACCGAGCTCAACCTGGCGCATGATCGCCTCGTCGCGAGAGGAGGAGCGCGCCGAGGCAATGCTGTACCGTGGGCGCATACCAGATGGCAGAGACGAGACCACGGCTTACGAGTAACCAGACGGGGTGCGCTGTTAACTAAGCGTGTCTGTCTTGTTTAGGGATGAGGCAGTCCCGGCGAGCATCGCGAGTTTCGAACGTCCGCAGCTCGGCAGCGCCTCAAGGCAAAAAGGCCGCACAAGGCGGCCTTCGGGGAATTTCACCCCTTCAATAAAATACGATGTGAAGACGCTATTTACCGGACATCACGCTGCGATTTTTTCTTCCGCTGGCGCGAATTTCACTCGCGCCGTCTCGTCGAGATCGATCAGCGCATCAATCGCGGCGTCAATGAGTGACGGACCACGCTTCTCTGCGTATGCAGGCGCTTGCCCCATGGCGACGCCAATCTCCTTCGCTGTCGCATCGGTTATGGCCATATCAAGCACGAGTGCATGGCGGCCGAGGTGATGGCGGAGATGATCAACATAGTCGAGAACCTCGACCTGCCGAGCAAAGTCCGGCTCACGGCCAGCTGCTGCCGAAATCTCACCAGTTGGTTTGGGCCGCTTGACGCCGCCTGCCCACTGTGGGCCGGAAACGAGGCCATCTGGGCAGCGGATTGCTGGACGTGGGAGCAGGTCGAAAGGTACCGAGCCGTCGACGCCGAACTTCTTTAGCATCGCGCGCCCTTCCTCAACGCCGTATCGCCCGTGGCGATCCTTCGGGCTGGGTGCTTCCCGCGGTAGCGGCGCGTAGAAGTCGCCGATCGCCGGTTCGCCCGAAAGTGGCTTGCGATACGGCTTCGCCGTCAATGGTGACTCAACTGCGCCGCGCAGCTTCAAGTAGGCCCAGATTGCGGCGTCAGACCTAGTCGGCGACGTTCCGCCTTTAGGGCCGCGAGGGCGCTCTACCGGCCGCAGAGCGGCACCCTTCGACGTTCGTCCCCACTCAATGAGCCTGCCGTCGCGGAATAGAAGATCGCCTATCTGAGTATCCTCGCCGCCATTTTTGTTTTTCCGGCGAGTTTCGGTAGCCTCCTGAGGTTGGTAGACGTTCACCTCTTTACCGGTCCAATGCCAAGTCTCGGTGCCGATCACCTTCCAGCCGACGGCGGCAAGCAATTCTCCTTCAGATGGCCTGATCTCCTGCCTCGTCTCGGTGTCGAGGCTGTCTTCCTCGGTCGCCACCGGTTCCGATCCAGGGAAGCAGAGATTTTTCCAGTGGCGGAGAGCATACAGGCGAGCGTAGTCTCCGCGATAGGCAAGTCGCTCGAGTGCCGGCCACGCCAAAACTGAGCGTGCGGGCTTGTTGTCGTTGGCTGGCTTGATGGCTTTGATGGTTTTCTTCGCCCTGGCGGTGGTAGGCTTGCCGTGTGCCGCCAGGAGCTGGGACAGTTGCGAAAGATCCTTGTTGCTCGGCTTCTCGCTGATCAAAGGTGTACCTCCTACCTGGTGAATTTCGGTCGCGGATCTGGCATTGCCCGGATCGCTTCGGATGCTTCGTTGAGTATGCCGCCTGGGCCTTCCATCAGGAGGGCTGCCTTTTCTTGAGCAAGCCGGAAGGCTGCAAGGCGGGCTTCCTCCGCCGCGGTTCGGGTCACGCAGAGGCTGAGTTTGTATTCGCAATCGCTTTTGACCTTTTCCAGCTCTGCCTCGAGTTCCGTGATCCGTTGCCTGAACGCCTCGATGACTGTGTGCGCGTCAACGAGACAGGCGCGGTAGTGTCGGCCTTGGTACTTCGGATCGCGCGGGGCCATCTGGTCGGCAACTTCGACGGACAGTCGTCCTGGGCCTTGTCGCTTCATTTCGCGCTCCGCTGATGATCGAACAAGTTCATCGCTTCTCCTCTCTATACGGGGGACGGCGTTCCCAGACGCCTCCCCCTCTGAAAGAGGGGCAAATGCTGGGAACGTGGGAATGCGTTTATTTTCAACAACTTAAGCCGTTCCCAAAAATCTTGGGAAGGCTGGGAATGGGAACGGGAAATTACGTCTTTTCAATTACTTAGCGTTCCCATTCCCATGGGAATGACCCATTCCCAGACGTTCCTTGGGAACGGATTTAGCGGCTATGTCCGTGGAGTTCCGGTCGAGAAATTCCCCAGCCCGATCGCGAACGTACCGCCCGGAACATCCAGCCACTTTGCGGTTTTTTCGCCCCGCGCCGTCGCACGTACGATCTCGCCACGTTCAAGGGCTTGGCTGGCAAGCGCGTCGAGTTTGCCCTTGGCGAGCCCACGCAGTTCCTCTGGAAGCCGCTCACGCATTTCAAACAGCCCACTGGCGCCGGTCTTCGTGAACGGTGAACCGGCAGCAGCCGCGGCCTCAACAGCGATGACCAGCGCTGCCCGCAGATCGTCTTGCGGCGGGGCAGATGCGCCAAGGCCAGCAGACCTATCGACCAACAAACCGTGCGCGTTGCGAACGTAGGTTGACACGATGCGTCGAGCCGCGCCGTTTGCTTTTACGACACCGCCGAGCACGACCTTCGCCGGCTGGAAATCGGTACCTAAATCCTTGCAAATACGCTTCGCCCTCGCCTCCTCGGCTGGCCACATGGCGTATGCAAGGCGGAGTCCGTCAACAAGTGCGGTGCTGCCTCGAATGGCGTCGCGGGCATCTCCAAGCGTCTCGATGGGCTTGGCGACCTTGCGCATGTGATGGGCAACCAGCGTCGTGGCGCCGGTCTCGGTCGCCAAGCGCGACAGCGACGTGCACACGAACTGTCCCGCTGCCGGATCTTCGTTCAACGGCAGGTGCGCAAAACTCGCCAATGGGTCGAAGGTGATGAGACGCAGATCTGAAATGGACGCGAGCTCATCTCGGATCCGCATGAAGTCGTCTGTTTCGACGAGACCCTTCTTTTTGTCTTCCCGCCAGAACGCTCTAGCGCCCCCTGCGGATGGAAGGGGAACAACGATCATCCGTTGGCCCGCTTTGCTAAAGCGAAACCCCTTGTCGTCGAGCGCAGCGATGCGACGATGCACTTCGTTCGCATCGTCTTCCGACGTGATCATCACCGACGTTCCATCGACAACGACCTTTCCGCCGAAGATCGGCGCGGCAAATGTGCCCTGACCAAAAGCAACTCGTCGATGAAGCTCCAGTAAGGCGAACGACTTTCCAGTGTCACCCATCGCCGACACCATGCCAGGGATGCCGAGCGGGATTACGCCGTCGACCAAATACTTGACTGCCGGCGCCTCCCCGACGAACCGGCTCACAGGCCAGTCGAAGATCGAAAATGCCCGCGGTTCGGCTGGAACGGCGCTGCTGTCGCTTGCTTGCTCCGGCAACGTCGCTGATTTCGTAGTAGCCGTTGCCGCCAGTCTCATGGCCCTTTCGTGTGCCTCCTGAGGCGAGATCCAGTCTCCACGCTCGCCGCCACGGTGCTTCGTTGCGATCGCAGACAAATCCGCGCCGCCGTCACGGGCCAGCTGCGCGACCGTGCTCAAGGTGACGCCTTTCCCCGCCGTGAAGCCTTTCCACCGCGCGGCCACATCGCCTTTTCTGTATTTGGCGCCGCGAGCGCTCCATGCGTCGGCGATGGCCAGCCCATCGCTCCCGAGTGCGCCATGAACTGCCATCAGGACGTTGACCCAGTCTTGGTAGCCGATATCAGGATCGATGAAGGAAAGAAGTTCCTCGACTTCGGCGGCCTCTGCGGGCGCGTTGTCATTTGCATGCGAAGGGATGTAGTCCTGCCGCGGCGCGCGCCTTGGCGTGCGTATGCGCTCCACAAGCCAGGCAGGCGCGTCTGCAATGGCAGCAATGAAGTCGGATGCAGTATGATCTTCCAGGAACTCGTAGAACGTGCCGTCTGGCAGCGTGCTGCCCGCGGCAATGACGTATCCGCCTGTTGCTCTCACGTCGATGTCTGCTGGAAGGCTGCCCGTTGAGTTGGTCATGCCGTCGACATGCCGGAATAGGAAGTGCAGCCCCCCTGTGGCAGTCCGGACGACGACGGTAGGCGTCAGCGCCCCGTGCTCGGCCTCCATGGATGCCAGGTTCGCGTCCCCGGCCTTGCCCTCTTTGACGTCAACGTCAAGTGCGAAAAAGCCTGTTCTCTCGCCAGTCGGAATGCCGATGAGGGCTTCTGGCCAGTCCGACCACCACCGCCGGACAATATGTTCCCTCGTGCTTGCTCCGTACAAGCCGTCGCTGGTGAGTGGACTCTTGGGGCCGTAGACCCGACCCGTATGAGGGTCGGTTTCCTCGCTGACGCGGCAAGGGAAAATCGGGATGCCGGCCGCGATGTACTCGAGCGCAACGGAGAGGTTGTTCGCGATGATTGGAGTGTCTGAGTTAGGCTGGACGGCGGATGCGGTTGTCGGCAAGCTGGCCTCCCAAAAGTGCGTTCGATGCTGCTTTGGTGATTTTCTCGGCAATAGCCGGTTGGAACGACGCGCAGTGCTGACCGCCTATATTCGGCGCAATGGTTCGTCTGGTGCCGTCAGGGAACTCGCGAAGAAGAAGTCCGTACAGCCTGATGTCGCCGAGTTGGACTGTGAACCGGGCGATGGTTCTGGCGCCGCTGGAAGACGGCGGCCTTTCGACCGCCGATATCGACTGGATGACGGGATCCATCACTGGCCGCTTGCCTGCCGTTCAATTTTTTCAATCACGGCTTGCCACACGAACTCCGCCGTTCGATGGTCCGCGAAGAACGCGTCGCCGACGTATCGAAGGAGACCGGATTTTGGCGGCGTCCCTTCCGCCCAGTATTCAACGAACCCAAAGCGGCGCCGGTCGCCTTTCGCGCCCTCCGTCAGGACCGCCTTTTCAGGAAACAGTGCGGGCGAGTGGTCAAGCAGGCGAGCGTCGTGGGGATAGCCGTCGAGCGTGTCTATGGCCAAGCCGAATCCGCGGACCCGGCTGGGGGCCGCCGCTTCGCGTTCTCGGATCAATCGAAACGCGCGGGGTTCGTGGGTGAATGTGCGCAAAAATCCTCCTCGCCGGCGCGGAGGCCGGTCGGCAGCGGGGTTAGTGAAGATGAGTTTACGGGAGATTTTCCGGCGCGGAGGCTTGGGCGTCCACTAAGCCGCCGCTCTCGGAATGCTGTTATTCGATGACACCAGTGTTGTTAGACGGCTATTTCAACTTCAGCCTTAATACCGTCCCAAGCTTGACTTAGGGCCGCCTCATAACGAGCTTGCCGAGCCGCCGCCTGCGTGTCTTTCCTTTTCGCAACGAAGTCGACCACTTCTGTGACGATGCCCT